GAAGCATACAAACTGCTAAACTGGTAGGGTGTTTGTAATCTAAAGCATCATGCCATTTAGTAATACCAAAATCCTTTCTGTTAGCAATAGCATCTTTGATGCCTTGTATTTGTAACTTCTTAGTAATTTTTAACATACACTAATTATACCACATTTTCTGGCCAAGGTCAACCTTTTTATACAAGATTTATCAATTTTTTTGGCTTTTTTGATAAATACTTTGTTGAATATCTATATTAATACGGAGACATTTTGTCAGAATACATTGATTATATAACTGGCACCCATTCATTATACGACAAGTATTATAATGATTGGCGATTGGCCATAAATTCCTATCATTCAGGACCTGAGTATAAAGATGCTCATTATCTAAGAGCATATCAAGTTGATCTAAACACACCTTCAGAAACAGTTAATACATATGAAAGAGGTGAAGATGGTTCTTATGTGAGTAAAACCAAAGCCAGAGTAGAGCATGGTATGACCAGCAATGAGGTCGACAAAGGCCAAGACATGCTTGGTGGTAGTTTTTATGCAGAAAAGATCGACAACACACCCGTATACAATTATGTTAAATTGATTGCTTCTGAATACAATTCAATATTATTCCGTAATCCTCCACAAAGAGAAACAGGTGAACAACCTGAGATGTTGGAGTTTATAGAAGATGTAGACGGAGAAGGTTCAAATTTGGCAGAGTTTATGAGCCAAGTAGATATTCTCACAACCATATACGGTGTATTACATATAGGATGTTACAAGCCAACAGGCAGTGACATACCAAAATTCAAAATACACTCACCAGAAGATGTAACCAATTGGAGTTACAAGTATGACATAGATGGTAATCTCAAATTAAATGACATGGTTATCAAACTAGAAGAAACAGACTTTCATACAGTATACAGGGTGTTAACACCTGAATTTATTGATACTATATTTGTAGGTCAAGATGAAGATTATATGCCTCCAGTAGAAAGTGATCAATTAGAGGCCTTAGACGATTACACTTACAGAATAAGACAAGAAAATGAATTAGGTTACATACCTGTAACAACAGTATATCAAAATGTAAAAGTACACAACAACATAGGTAGTACTATTATATTTGATGTAGCACAAATACAACGCAGTATATATGGTGATAGTGCAGAAATTTATAGTGCAATCACATATGGGGCTCATCCAACTTTAGTAGTCGACGAAAACACAGACGCACTAAATGATGGGCAAGTAGGAGCCGAACCTGGAGCAGTAATTCGTGTCCAGGGCGGATTAACAGGCGACCAACAGAATTTTGTATATCAATTTGCATCACCGCCACTAGATGCAATAAGTGAAATCAGAGAACTAATAGATAGCAAAATTAACAAATTAACACAAATAGCAATGTTGCGTAGTGAAGATTTGATTAGAAGTGCAAGAAGTGGAAATCAAATAGAAGTATTCGATGACAAACTTGCGGCACTGATTAGAAAGAAAGCAACCAATTTAGAAAACACAGAAAGCATATTGTTTGATATGTATTTCGATTGGACAAATCAACAGAAGCCAGAAGACTTCAAAATCAGTTACAATAGACAGTACAACAAAAGAGCACTTGAACATGAGATATCAGAAATGGTACAATTGATCAATGCATATGAAAAATATGAAAGTGTGTTCTTGGAAAGACCAAATGCAATAGGCAGTACAGTCACAGAATTTGTAGCAGAAGAATTTGGCACCAGTGCAGAAGCAGAAGCAAGAGCAACAGAATTAGGTGGCAGTGGTTCACATTCACATACATTAGAAGACGGCTCAGTGGTATACATGCCATTCAGCACACATGCAGAATATGAACTACAATTAGAAAAGAACAACCCAGGCGTCGATTATGAAGAAAGAAACAGCATAGTTGCACCAGGAATTAAAGAAACAATGCGAGACAAAGTACGCATGAGACTGGAAGAATTGCTTAATAGTACAAGCAGTGAAAACGGACTGTAATTACTTTGAATAAACCCCACTCAGGGACTAAAAGGAGAATAACAAAATGTCAGAAGGACTAGATGTAAATACGCCAGTTGCAGGCGAAACTGTGCAACCAGTAACAGAAACTGAGGTACAAAGTGACCAAAAATCTGAAGTAGAAGTTGATACACCTAAAGGCCCTTTAGTAGAGCAGAAAGAAGGTAGATTTTATTTAGATGGCAAACGAGTATACACTCGTGAAGAAACTGATAGAATAGCCGTAACTGCCAAAAAGGACGCAGAAAGTAGAATACTTCAAGACTTGGAAGTTGATGACTTAGGTCAAGTAAAACAAGTAGTAAACCAACTGAGAAGTGCCTCTCCAGAGAGTAATTCTTTAGATGTTGAAGCACTCAAGAGTGCTGTTCAAAAAAGGGAGCAAACAGTTGAAGAACTCAAATTAGAGTTAAGCAAAGTCAAAACTGACTATGCTGTAAGAGAGCATATTAGTACTCTTAAAGAGAATATGCCAACTACTTGGAAGCCAGAGCAGAAAGATGCTGTGGTAGACTTGATGAAAGCCAGAGATATGTTTCAAGTTGAAGGGCAAACATTTGCCATCAGAAACGGAGATGATTATCTTACCGTTGATGGTGAAAAACCTGATTACAAGACTGCTGTTGAAGTAGTTGGTAAAAGTTTAGGTTTACCATTTGCCAAGAAAGGTGTTGATACATATGATGTAGACACAACAAGAGTTGATCAAGGGAAACAGATAGCAGTCGACGATGCTCGAATGAAATCAGATCCAGAATATAGATCAGCCTTTGTTAATTTACGAACTACTAGCAGGTCATTGAGCAGAAATCAAATTTCTGATCAAATGGTCCGAAAACATATAGATAAAATGAGAGAAAATAGAAACATAGGTGATTCTAGATCTCTCAAGTAATTAACCATATAGGAGAAAAATTATGGCAACGACAAGTAACCAGATTAATGAACTCTATGCGGAAGTAGTTGCAGACCTCGTACCTTATTACGATGACGCAGTATTACTACCTAATCCTTCATTAATCACAATGAATTACAATTTGACAGGTGCAATTGGTAATGAAATGAAAATTCCATTAACTAACTCATGGCCAAATGGTAATGTTAACCCAGGTGAAAACACATCATTAATTAATGCTGGTTTTGACTTTAACCCTACAAGTGCTACACTTGGAGTAACTAAAAAATCAGCAGGTTCTACTATTTCAGAAGAAGCATTAGAAGATGGTGGATTAGATACTGTAAGAAATGCATTAGTAACAAGACTTTCCAGATCAATTGCACAAGCAACTGATGTAGAAGGTTTTAGAGTGATGGTATCTGGTAGTGCAACAGCACTAACAGACTTAGCAAATATCAACATCAGTAATGATGGTAACATCGCAAGTGAATTAACAACAGCAGAATTAGCCGTTGTATTTTCAAATGAAGCAATGGGATATGCAGTAAAAAGAGATCCGTCAGTCAAAATGTTTAACGATATCGAAAATGATAACCACGACTTCGTGGCTACATTGAGAAATGGTTTTGCACAAGTTAGAAGTAACTTTATTAGATGTGTTGCAACAGAGGCAGGAGTTGGAAGTTCAACAGCCAGTTTAGCACAATTTAGTAAGTCAGTAGCAAACTTAAGAGCACAAAATGCCCCAGCAGATGTTGGTGGTTTCTACTATGCAGTTATTACTCCAGCACAAGAATTGAAACTCGCAAGTGAGTTAAATGGTGTTGGCGGTATTGCAAGTGGATCAATTGGATCAGTATCACAAGCCTTGGCTAACCAGGCATTGTTAGAAGGTCTAATTGGACAAGCAGTTGGACTCAGATTTGTTAGAAGTAACAACTTAGTAACAGGCATTGCAACTGCATAATAGGAGTTAGTTTATGGCATTTATAGTATCAGGAACAACAGTAGTTAGTTACGCAGAAGCATTAGATGTAAGGGATAAAGATCAAAGGCTATTTGAAGCCAATGAAATAGATTTCTCTAATGTTCCTGATGCTCCAGCCAACCTTAATGAATACATTGAGGACTTGACTGCGAAAAGCACTAACAGGATAAATGAAAAGATCCGTGCTAGTGCAAGATGGAGAGAATATTTAGGGTTTTCAAGTGCAGGTTTTAGTGATATTAACAATATACCAGCATTTGTACCAGAAAATATTATAAACCGTAAAAGTGACTTCACAGATATGTGTTGTTACTATACATTGAAAGAATACTTGTTACCCAAGATTGCCGATTTTGGTAATCCTGAAAGTGCTGAAGTACAGAAGATTCAATATTATGAAGGTAAGTTCGAAGATTTATTCAGAGAACTGCTGGATATATTTGATTGGTACGATCAGTCAGGTGACGGAAGTGTTACAGCAGATGAAAAAATGGTTAGGTTCCGTCAAACTCGCAGAACAAGAGGCAGAAGCAACATAACTAGAGTTAGGTAATGGCAATTAGAGACACTTTAATTACAGGTTTAACTGCTAATTTGGCATCAAGTAATGTGTCAGTTAGCAGTGAACTGCCTTTTAACTCAGGTGGTGAACCTTTATATATAAAAAACAAAAAGTTTGTTTACATAGATCAAGATAACATTGATGTTACAGAACTATACGGCACACTTGATGGCAATGAAATATATGAAACAGAAACCACAGTTACAGCATACCTGACAGTAGATGCAAAAAACCAACCCTCAGATATTGACACTATAGTCAATACTGTAGTAGCAGAAAGGCTTGGAGTAAGTGGACCTCATATTAAAGAATGTGAGGTTGAGACCGAGATCACTCTAGATTATATAACATATAATTTCGATTATCGGTTCGTAACTGTATAACAATAGGAGAAACCAATGGCAGTAATGAATGTAACAGCAGGACAAAAAGCAGTCTTAACATTAGGTAATACCAGTGTATTGGCGGCCCCAGGTGCATCAGGTGGTTTAGAAGTACCATTTATGCAGGACATCACTGTTAATGCTTCAACTGGAGTAGTTAGATATAAAACTCTAGACTCATCCAGTGAAAAAGCATTTACAACACCATCAACTAACCAGATTAGTTTAAACTGTTTAGTAGATGAAGATGTTTTCTTTGGTGCGGCAAATACTACCAATAGTATTGCCAATGATGGTTTGTTTGGTTCGCAAAACAGTAAGTCAACTGTTCACTTTAGTGTGGCTTTTGAAGGTACTGGCGGTGGATCAACATATCTCAAAGGACAAGGCTTTTTAAGTGGCTTGGCCCCAACTGCCTCTCAGGATGCGGCGGTGTTTATCACCCCTGTGACCATTGAGGTTGATGGTGATTTAAGCAAAGACACGGTCTAGCAATAAATAGTATAGTACCCCTCACAATATGTGAGGGTGTACTTTTAAGGAGTAGATATGGAACACAAATGGTTAAGAAACTTTGATGAACATGGTGTATGGACAAAATCCACACGAGAGATCAGAGTAGAAATCGATGGTGTGATGACCAGAGTAGATATGGATGAATATGCTAAAGAAAAAGGTATTGAATTACCAGATAGCAAATTCTATAATAAAAAAGATAAAAAGGTAGAAAAACATGAAGATATGGGACAAGCACTCGAAGAAAGAGATTCTGAAGAGTCTTGAAATAGAAATGGCCAAAGCACAGGCTGAATTAAAATGTGCAAACAGAGATATAGAAAAAGTACATAGCAGAACAGGATTCGTCCTAAGTGCTATACATTACTTGCAAACAAAAGATACAGAGGAGTAAAGATATGGAGTTAGGTCAACTAGCACAAAAACCAAAATTAGTTAAATTAACAATTGACAGAAAAGAAATAGTAGAAAAGTACGGTGATTCTTTAGAGTTTTACATGTACGACAGACAACCACTAGATGTATTTGCCAAACTGGCAAACTTTGAACAAAATGATTCAGGAAGTATCATACATCTATTACAAACAGTTATACTAAATGCAGAAGGTGAACCAGTTATGAAAGACGGTTTACAATTACCTATGGATGTAGTAACAGAATGTATTAAGGTTGCAGGCGAAACACTGGGAAAGTAACCTCCCATAGTATTGAAGAAAAGTCACCTGTTACAAACTATATTTTGATGATTGACGCAATGGCTAAAAGATATGGGTCATTGCCAAGCAACATTTTAGCAAATGGCGATACATTTGATATGATGGTGTTTGATGTTGCAGTAACTACAGAAGTAGTAAATAGTTACAAGCAACAAAACAAACCGTTACCTGCAGATTTTTACAATCAATCGCAGATAGACGATTTAGCAGAAGAGTATTATGGGCATAAAAGTAAATGACAAAGAAGTAATGCAAATGTTTGAGGAAATGAAAGATATTCCACAATTCGTTATGGAAAAAACATATCCATATTTAAAAAGCAGAACACCCATAAGATCAGGTAACGCAAGAAGCAAAACAAGAATAGAAAATAACAAATCACAAATAGGATCTAGGTACCCCTATGCAGACACATTAGACAAAGGGTGGAGTAAACAAGCACCCAAAGGTTTTACCGAGCCATCAATAGAAAAAATGGAAGATTTGGTTGCAGACCAAATTAGAAAAGCAGGACAATAATGGCTAAAAGTATAGAAGTAGTATTAAAATTAGATAACAAGCAGTATAATACTGCTATCAAACAAAGTAAAAATCAAACCAAAGACTTTGAAAGCAGTAGTGTACTCAGTGCAGGCAAAATAGCAACAGCCTTTGCCGCAATAGGTGGTGGTGCTGTACTAAAAAGCATAGTAAATGTAGGTAGCAGTTTCCAAGATCTACAAAACTCACTGAATGTTGTGTTTGGTAGTGTAGATGAAGGTGCTAGGCAGTTTGATCGTATTACAGATTTTGCACAAGGTACACAATTTAGTGTAGAAACATTAACACAGGCATTCGTACAGTTAAAAGGTGCTGGTGTTGAACCCACAGATGAACTGTTAAAAACATTTGCAGATACGGCTTCAGTAACCACAGACCAGATGGGTACATTTCAGGCCGCCTTAGACTTAGTGTCAAGGTCTACAGCAGGTGGATTAGGTTTAGAGGACCTAAACAGGCTGGCTGATAGAGGAATACCAGTATTCAACATCTTGCAAGAAAAACTAGGTATTACCAGACTAGAAGTTAGTAAATTTGGACAAACAGCCGAAGGTGCTAATAAAATTATTGGTGCACTAACAGACGGATTAAATGAAAGATTTGGCGGTGCATTAGAAACCAGCAGTGAAAATATTAGTAGGTTACAAAATAATTTAGGTGACGCACTAAATGAATTACAAGCCGCATTGTTTGGTCTTATAAAAGAAGACCTCACTAATGGACTAAAAGCACTAACAAATTCAATTAATGGTGTAACAGAAGGTGTAGAAAAATTAAATGAAGCATTTGGAGATATGGAAATAGCATTTGGAGTTATACTAAGTGTAGTTGTTTTTGTATTGAATCCATTTGCAAAATTAAGAGTTGCATTTAATGGTGTTAAATTAGCAGGACTAGGCGCCGCAGGTGCAATAAAGAAAATAGGTGAAGTAGTTGCAAAGGCAATGCCTGCATTTAAATCTTTTGGTGAAAGAGTTCTAGATACTTTGTTTGTTTTGGGCGGTTATATTATATTAACAGGTCAAGTAGGAGAATTAGCAAAATTATACAAAGAAAAGATTTTTGGTGTAACAGATGCATTAAAAGAAAATACAGATGCTGTTCTAAATAATGCTCATGTGTTAGCCTTTGAAGCAGATCAAGAAAAGAAGGCCAAAGAAGAAGCAGAAAAATTAAAAGTAAGAATAGATGAATTAACCAGTGCCGCAAATGCTTTTGCAAAAAATGATTACAGAACAGAATTAGAAAAATTAACAGATAGACAACAAAAGGCAACAGATGCCATTAATGATTTACGATTTGCACAATTCTTAGCAAATGGTGAACTTGAAGATTATGAAAAATTACTTAAAGCCGCACAGTCAGAATTAGCACAAGCAACATCTGAATTAAACAAATTTAAAGCAAGTACAAAGCAAGTAGATCCATTAACAGCATTTTTCCAAGATTTAAAAGATAGTGCGGCAGAATATGTTCAACAACAAAATTTTGCAAGAATGGCTCTAGACTTTTTCTCACAAGACATAGTTAAAGCAACAACAAATGCTACAGCATATGAATTTATTATAAACAGATTAAATGAGATGTTGGGTAATGTAGATGAAAGTTTGTCAGAAGGTCAACAAGCATTCAAAGACTTCAATGACAGCATTGGTGATATTGTCACAATAAAAGAATATGTTGAACTAAATGAACAATTAGCCGCAATAATGCAAAAATATCCAGAATTGTTTGATGAAGCCTCAGATGCTAAAAAAGAGTTAGATGAAGCACTAAGTGAGAATGAAGGTTTAGCAAATTTCTTAAACACACTTGGCCAAGCACAAGTTGCCTTAAGTAAAGACTTAGCAACCAGTTTAGTAGAAGGCAAAAGTGCCGCAGAAGCATTCCAGAGTTTCTTCAAAAAATTAGTTGTACAGTTGATTGCAGATGCATTAAGATTAGCAATTATACAACCCATACTAGGAAGTTTATTTGGTGTTACATTTGGAGTAGGTGGCGGCGTTGATAGTCTAACAGGTGGTGGATTATTAGGTATATTTGGCAAAAGAGCAATGGGTGGTCCTGTGATGAAAAACAGACCTTACATTGTTGGTGAAAAAGGACCAGAATTATTTGTTCCAGGTGCAACAGGAAACATTGTGCCTAATGATTCATTAGGTGGCGGTAGAGCAGTCACATACAACATAAATGCCGTAGATGCACAAAGTTTCCAACAATTGGTTGCAAGAGATCCAGAATTCATATTTGCAGTCACAGAAGCAGGTCGTAGGAGGTTACCAGCATAATGAGTATTCAAACAATTATAGATAATGCAACATTTATCAAGTTTGGCAGAACTAAAACTGCTGGACAAACAATATCAAGAAGTGGTAGAGTTCTTACAAGTTTAAGACCCACAAGTCAACCATTTAACTTTGAAGTAGGCATGCATGATGCATTAAGATACAGTGAAAACAGAGATTTAGTTGAACAAATAGATACACTTGATATAACCACAGAAGAAACAGTTGATATTGGCACTACAAATACAAATTTAAGTTATATTACAGAATACAAAGGTGCCGCAAATGCTACTCAAATAGGCGCAATTACCGTAACAAGTGCCAGTGGTAGTAGCATAGTCTTAAATACAACAGCAGTAGTAGGCACACCTGCTAACGCATTTAAGAAAGGAGACTTTATACAGTTGGATAACAGTTATAGATATCCATATAGAGTTACCAGTGATGTAGCATGGAATGCCACAAGTGTAACAGTACCTATACACAGACCTTTTATAGCACAAGATGGTTATACTGTAAGTGGTAAAGGCATTATATTAGGTAGTAGTGTGCAATTTAGAGTCAAGATGTTAGAAAAACCAGAATACAGAGTTTATCCACATGATTTATTAGCATTTGATAGTGATTTTTCATTAATTGAGATTATAGAATAATATGGCAACCACAATAACCAGTGTACAAAGCAGTGACATAAGTCATGCTATGTTTGTTGACTTAGAAGTAGGAGGTAATGTTTATCATATAAGCAATGCTTATACTCCTATCACTATAGGTGCAGACACATACGACGAACTGGGTATACTGTTGGGTGTTACAGACTTCACAGACGAAATAAAAGCCACAGAAGGAGATATCACAATATCAGTAAGTGGCATACCGTCTGAAACAAATTACATAACCAGAGTTTTAGAAGCACCTATATTAGGTGGTAATGTCACAATAAAAAGAGGATTTTTTCATCCTAGTAATAGTGAAATAATTAGTGGACAAGTGTTTACTAGATTCAAAGGCATTATCACAAACTTTCAATTAAGTGAAGACACAAATTTACCTGCAGGATTCAACACAACAGGTATTACATTTAGTGTTGCAAGTTTAAACACATTATTAGAAAACAAAATAGCAGGACAAAAAACAGACCCTTCAGATAGGGACAGATTCGACGCCACAGATCAAAGTTTTGATCGTGTGCCTGATCTACAAAACCTACAATTTGACTTTGGTATGGAATACAAACCAGGTACAGGCGTTGGTGGCGGTGGTGGTGGTGGAGGCGGTGGCGGAGGCGGTGGTAACCGTGGCCGTAGTGGAAGAGCACAGGAAAGATAATGGAAGTAAGAAACGCAGAAAGAAAAGATTTTTATGAAATACAAGGTTTGTTCAAAGATTTTGCCAATGCCGCACCAGTTGAATACTATCATAATCCACAATACAATGTCAATCACATTAATAAAACATTTGATTATTTGAGAATAGGTGGAATATTTTTAGTAGCAGAAACAGATGATAAAATAATAGGATTTTTAATGGCAGGTGCAGTAGATGATGTTTGGTTGCCTAATAAAAAAACAATGAGAGAACTTGCATGGTGGGTAGATCCAGAATACAGAACTACAAGTGCAGGTGGTAGATTGTTTTTAGAGTATCAAAACCAATGTGAACAATTATTACAAGTAGATACTATAGTAGGATACACAATGACTATGCTAGAAGAATCACCTAGTATTAACCTTGAGAAAAGAGGCATGAATAAAATAGAAAGCATATACATGAGGACTGCATAATGGGTATCATTACAGCCTTAAAAGCAGTTTTTACATTTTTTGGTGGTACAGTAGGTGCTGGATTTACAGCCGCAAACTTAGTAGCAGGTGTTGTAACTGCGGGTATTGCCGTTGGTACAGCAAGACAATTAGGCACATATCTTAAACCCAGTCTTGGTGCAATGGGTGATCCAGGCACAAGAATACAGTTACCACCAGGCACAGACAACAAAGTACCAGTGATTTACGGTGATGTATATACTTCAGGACCTATTATTGATGTAAATATATCAAATCAAAACAACACTATGCATTATTGTATAGTGTTAAGTGAAAAAACAGACTCAGGTTCATATTCAATTGGTGAAATATGGTGGAATGATGCTAGATTAAACTTCAGTGGACATACTGTAGTAAGTAAATTAGACAAAAATGCTACCACAGACAGCAATTGGAATGGAAAAATTCGTATGAGAGCATACGCAGGTGGTACAGGTAGTGCAAATCAGATATTCCCTACCACAGCAAAAGTAGATGCAACCACAATGATGCCACATTGGACTAATACAGCACAATATACCATGAGTGATTTGGTATTCATCATGGTAGAAGTTGATTATGATGCAGAAAACAGTTTACAAGGTCTAGGTGCACTCAGTATAGAAGTACAAAACAGTCTAAATAATCCAGGAGAAGTACTTTTAGACTACATGACTAACAGTAGATATGGTGCAGGTTTACAAACTGCAGACATTGACACAGATAGTCTTACAGGAAGTGGTGCAACTTCAATGAAATCTATATCAAATGAACTAATACCATATACTCCTGCAGGAGGCGGTAGTGCTACTCGTAAAAGATATACAATTGACGGAGTATTAAGCACATTTGACACAGTTAAAACCAACATGGATAAAATCTGTATGGCAAGTAGTGCCTTCTTTATGTTTGATGGCAAACAAGGTAAGTTTAAAATCAAAATGAACCACACAGAAGATACAAGTAGTGCTTTTGAGTTGAATGATGACAATATTATCAGTGGTATAAAAGTGCAAAACACCAGTTTATTTGATCAGTATAATCAAATACAAGTAGAATTTGCAGATCATCAAAGAAAAGATCAAAGTAATACAGTATTCATAGAAACAGCCGCAGGTAATAGAATGGCAAATGAGCCAGACAACAAACTTGATTACAGAATAGACATGATCAACAACAACATACAAGCAAAAACATTAGCAAACATTGATCTAAGTCAAACCAGAAACAATCAAATATTAAGTTTAGGTGGTGATCACAGCACACTACAAATAGATGTAGGTGATGTTGTAAAAGTAACAAATGATGTGTATGGTTTGACTAATGCAGAATATCGTGTTATGCGTATCAAAGAAAAAGAAGATGAATCAAGTGCATTGACAACTGAAATGACAATGATCAAGTATAACAATAACATATATGGTAATGTGAGTGTTACACAAACCACATCTAATGATCCAGGTAATGCAAATGTTGTAATACCTCCAGTTATACCACCAATTATAACACCACCAATAATATTTAAAAACATTATATCAAATGCTCCAAGCAAAAGTGTATCAGGAAGTGGTACTAGTTGTGTAATGACAGTATTTAAACAATTACCAAGCACATATAGTACTGTTTTTGTTACATCAAGTACAGCAGATTTTGTTATAGGTGATACAGTTACAATAAGTGGTGCAAGTCTAGGTGGTGTTGACACAGTACATGATTGCACATTCACAGTTGATAATGTAAGTAGTGGATTAATCACAAACCCAGTAGGAAATATATCAGGTACAGCACTGGTATACGATGGCGACATATGGGGTGGTTATATACCAACTGCACCATTGGCTAACTTGGCTGTTGGTACACAGATTGAAGACCAACCTGCAAGTAATTTAGCATTTAGTAACACAGATGTAGTTAAAGATATATTTACTCCCAGAGAACTAGATTTCAAACTCAGTTTAGATGGATTAGAACCAGGAGATTACAGTTTTATTGCCAGTGCAACACCAGTAGGAGCATTACCATATGCAGGTTTGGCAAACTTTTCCTTTAGAGCAAATGTTGTAACATCAGACATACAAGGCAACTTTAATGCAGAAGAATTTGGTACA